CTCATAGCAGGAGACACCCGAATCGCATCAGTAGACAGCAACGGTGTCCCATATCAAGTGAACACACTCAAACAAGAAACCTCCAAAATAGCAGTCAACGGCAAATATTTGATCGGCACAGCAGGAGACCTCAGAGCCATCAACCTCCTCACCCACACACTCACCCCACCCGTAGCACCACCAAACCTGCGAGGCAAAAAACTAGACGAATTCGTCACCAACAAACTCATCCCATCCATCCGCCAAATGTTTGAACAAAACGGATACACCGTAAACGAACCCAACATCAACAGCAACAAAGCAGAACACGACTCCGAAATACTTGTAGCAGTCAACCAAACCATCTACCTGATAGACGGCGACTACTCATGGTTCACAGACGCCACAGGAATCTACGCTTTAGGCACAGGATCAGCATACGCACTCGGCGCATTACACAACATGCCCACACCCAAAAACCCTGCCCAAGCCAAAAAACATGCCATCAAAGCACTAGCCACAGCATCCCGATACGACCCAAACACAGGGAGTCCATACCACACCCACATCCAACAAACACAACAAAAAACGGATAAACCTAAATGAAACAACAACACCACAAACCCCAAGACGATACACAAACAAACCGCTGGCAAAAACACGCAGCCTGCCGCGGAAAAACAAACCTCATGTTCCCCCAACACCACAAAGACATCACCTACATCCTCACCGCAAGAGACATATGCGCACACTGCACAGTACGACCACAATGCCTCAAAGAAGCCCTTGAATACCACCCAATAGACATGCACGGAGTATGGGCAGGCTTAACATCACGACAACTAGCCGCCGAACAAAAACGCAGAGGCATCAAACCAATAAGACCATCAATCTCACAAATGTGGGATCTACAATAGATAGACCTATCGCAAACAAACCCCACACACATCACAAAAAGTAGACCCCAAAACCTCAACAGGCTTCTTATCGCAAGACGGCAAACCGCAAGGCTCAAGCCTCCGCTCACCCCGCAAATAAGCCACAACCCCAGACAAAGGCTCAACAGGCTCCGAGACTTCTAATAGAGCCCGACCCTCAGCATCACGAACACCATTCACAAGCAACAAACCCACAAGTTTCTGAAACGACAACTCCTTCAACACAGCCAAATCAACCAACTCATTCTTCAACCACCCCGGCACAGGAACAGTCACATACACCGAATCCCCATCACGAGCACGCCTAGACCTAAACCCCACCAGAATCCCTCACAACCAAAACACCCAAATACTCAGAAATAGACAAATCATAAGCATCAGCCTGATCAACCATCAAATTCTTTAAGTTTGCGTCAATTTTTATGGTGAGGGTTGTTTTTGTATTTGCTTGTGCTCGTGTTGGTGGGCGTCCGTGTCGTTTTTTCATTTGTGTTTCTTTCCGGCTGGTGGGCGGTTGGCATTTTTTTGGGCGATGTATAGTCCGAGGAGGATGCCGTGTGGTAGTCCTATGAGGATTCCGAAGATGTATTGTTGCATTATGTTATCCTAGTGTTGTATGTTGGCTGTAGGTTTGTTTGAAGTGTTCTCTGTCTGCGCCTGTGGAGAGTGAGAGTCCGACTATTCGGATTACTTGTTTAAGTTTTTCGGGGATGTGTTGATCGGGTTGTGCTGTTCCTGAGTTGACGGTGTCTCGGAGGTGGCAGTAGATGTTCCATGCTTGTGTGGCGGTGGGTTCTGCGTCGGGTTGGGTTTGTTTCCATTCTAAATAGATTTCGCCGGGGGTTGGGAAGAAGTGTTCTGTTTTGTTTAGTTTAACTAGGATGGTTTCTAGTTCGTTTAGTGGGCAGTCTTGGAGGATGAGCCACCATGCACGGTAGGTGATTTTGCGGTCGTCGTGGTCTAATGGTTGTTCTTTGCTCCACATGGCGTGGGCTAGGTCTACGAGGGTTCGGCATTCAGTCTTGTTCATCTATCCATTCCTGTCCTGCGTCTCGTTTGTTTGACCGTTGTAGGAAGTATTCTACTTTTTCTGCGTTGCGGAATATCAAACCTATACCGTTATATTTGACTTGTTGTTTGTTGGATCCCATATGGAAAGGTGATTTCGCGCAGGCATCTATGGCTTGTTTGCAGGCGTCTACACCGTAGTCGTGGACAGCCCAACCGATACTTACGACACGATCGGTGTCTAGGATCGCCTTTTTGGATTGCATTGCTTCAACCCAGTAATCCCATATTTCTTGGATTATGTCGGGATGGATTTTGGAAGCCTTGTCGCCTTGAGTCAATTTCCTTTTTCGTTTAGGTTTATCTAAGTTGTTTACGCCACCGTTCGGATTGGGGAACAACTCTTCATTTTTTGAAGTAATCATCAAACGAACTCTACACCCTTTTCAGTAAAAGGTCAAGTACTTCCGGCCGGTAATAAGTAATTGGTAGCAACGTTGCTCTTAACAAAGAGGAAAGAACCTGTATCGGTAAAAACTTTGGAGAGTGTGAGAACCTTTACCAAACCTTTTCGGACGTTCGTGCAGCCGAAACAAGATCCGCGATTTTGTCTGGTCGCAGATTAAGATTTGATTATGGATCGCGCGCGAAAGGTTGTATACGCCACCGTGCATGTTAGATGCTTATCTGCGCTTACTATTTTATTCGTCGCAGTCCCGTGTAGCAGTGGTAAAAGATAGCAGACCAACAGCCCCGTCACACGCACGTTTCAAAAATAAACCACTATTAACGTCGTATTGTGTCCGACAGTCCCGCGTACCCGTGGGTAACCACAACATGTAGTGGTAACCCGCATGTTGGGGCGGGGCTATCCCGCAAAATGCGGAAACATTCATGCGGGGCTGATAACTGTTGTTAGGATAAAAGTTATCGGCGGGGCTCTGAAGACCCCCATCTGAAAGACTCGTCGTGGTAGTGAAGCGGGGCTACGAACTCTTCGTCGGGTTCAGTGTCGTAGCCCGCTTCCTACTTAAACCTAAACCAATTTGAGTTCAGGTTTTTTGTAGGTTGGGTGGTCACGCATGGATCGCGTGAGTTCGTTGTTTCCGCCACCGTTCAGTTTGTGGAACTTCTTTTTAGAACGGTTCTTCTTCGTTGCCATCGTCGTCTCCTAGATCGTCAAGTTTTTGTTGCCATTCCAATAAGATGCTGAACGCTTCTGATCGTCGCAAGATTGCTTTATCGGTCATGATCGGCCAGTCTTTGATTGGTGTTGCGAACCCTTCAAAGTGTTCTTGCATTCCTTCTTCTGTTCCACAGTCGGAACATACTTCAATAGGTTTATGTGCGTCTTGTCCTCGTGTGAGTCGTGAGATCGCACCCATGTATTGTTTGTGATGCGAGTTTGATGGGATTAGCCCTTCGCAACGCGGGCAGATGCCCATGTCAATTTGTTTGCCGTGGATTTTGTTCCAAGGTTTCATTTCCTACTCCTTGTTTCTTGTTGGTTTAGTTTTATAGGTTCGTGCGGGGAGTTGTTGCCGTCCCACCCGCATTGTTCTGCAAACCATTGGTCTTGCCATATGACTTGCTTGTTATATCTTACATCGGTTATTGCCCATCCACAGTATTTGCAGGTTCTCATTTTATATACGCCACCGTTCAGTTTGGAATAGGGGTTTGTTCGTAAACCATGTATTCCCCGTCGTTGTTGATCGCGATGCCTGTGACCCAACTGTTGCGATGTTCTGATCCCGTCGGACTGTATGGATCGTCACCTATGAGGATGCGCGTTTTGTATACCGCGTTGGACATCGCTTCAATACTGTCTTCTGCTTCAACATCTGTTGTCACCATTGTTGTTACGCGATACTTTGCCATTACTTGTTGTCCTCCATATATTTGTTCACTGCTTTCAGACCGACATTCAGGATCATAGTTATTGGAAGAAACGCTGACGCTTGCGCGCCGTAAGTTTCTCCGTTCTTCTCTACTGACTCTGCGACCATCCGTTCTATGAGTTCGCTGTTGAATGCGACGCAAACATCTTTATCGCCGATCCCATACACCAACGGTTCCAACTCGTCTTTCACTGTGAACACCTCAGGAGGTGCGGTCAGGAATGTGACCTTAGTTCCGTCTTCATGTTCCATACGGATCATTACATCGTCGTTATCTTCTTCTAAAAAGTCTTCAAAGTCCATGTCTTATTCTTTCTGATGGCATATACGCCACCGTTCAATTTGGATAAAGCCACTTCTGTTTAGAAGTGGTAGTCCACTATCACGATCCACTGTTCTTCAGGGTTGGTCGCGCATCTGTCTTGTAGATATTTCGGGTTGGGTGTGTATTCTTTTGAGTCGTAGAAGTGTATGTCTGCGCCGTATTCGCTGTTCTTGACACGCAACGCTTGTCCGACTCTGAACACCGCGAGGGAGTTCTCCAACTGAGTGTCTCTCTCGTTTTGTGTGAGTTCGCTGTTTGACCCTGAGAACCCGCCGAAGTCGTATTTAGGGTTGGTCAAGAGTTCCTTGAGTGAGATGTCCCCATACTTTTGAACTGCTTGGTCAATCGTTTCTTGTGTCCATCCCAATGCTTCTTCAACAAGTTCGTTGAACTTTTCAGGGTTCGCTTTGTAGTTTGTTACAACCGCGAAGTCAAGACCATCAGTTTCCATTAGTGAATGCCAATCTGACCATTCTTGATTTTCCGCGAACTGTAGTGCTCTACCTTTCGCGTCCTCTTCGTCCATTGCCTCTACTGCTATTCGGTGATATGTATGCATTTGTTGTTCTCCTTAGAACTGTCGTGAGTTGCAGGGATCGCCCTGATTGAATGTGAGTGCTGTGTAACCGTCTTCCGATGGTAGGTGTAGACCGTCTATGTTGTAATACCAACCGTCTAGGTCGCCGATCACGATTTGTGTGGTGCTGTCAAGACCTTCTAACAGTTTGACAAGTTGTCCGACCGTGAGAATACCTTTCTTTGATTTTGTGTAACCGTAGTTATCTGTTTTCATTAT